CACCAACACGGTAGTTGTTAGTTAGGTACAAGTTGTCTAGCATTTGACGCATGATTGTAGACTTGATTAGTTGCAAGTCCATCGTGCGGTCAGATAATGATTGACCAAAGAATTTATGTGGGATTGGGAATGGGCATACAGAGTGGAATGGCACATAGTCACAGTCTTCGTCATCTAAGATTGTGTTATTTGCGTACATAACTCTGCGTAACTCAAGCAAGCCAGACTTGTTCATGTCTACCTTGACATAGCACTCAAAGATTTCTACTTCTTGCATTGCGTCATCAACGTCTACAATGTCTTGTGGTATCTCACCGTTTGAGTAACGTGCTAGTATCTCTGGACTGTATGTTAAGCGGTCACCGACAGGAATGTTCATTACAACTTCTTTATCGTAACCCATAGCAATCAACTCACCACGGGCAATACGTTTACGGTGTGCTACAAACTGTGCGTCTTGGATAGACCTTGCACGTTTATCAATCAGGAATTCTTCAGGTGGTACGTTCTCTACAACAATCTTGGACTTGTCTTTAGTACGTTTAATCTTGACATTGTGCGTAGTAACCATAGGCATACCTTCACGCATATCTGTCAATGTTTCTTGTTCTAGTATCTCAAACTCATCATTCATCATTAGCATGGTGAGTTCATCATCAGTCAAACCTTCGTACTTCTCTTTCGTGATGTCTTTTTCTTCTAGCCAGTAAGCCTTAACCACACCGACTTTCTGCATCAAGGCATCCTTGAACCAGTTGTGCATGATTAAGAAGCCATCGTTCTGCTTGTAGAATACCCAGTTAGCTACGTCAGAAGCCTGGTCAGCGAACTCATCGCCACCATCCTTAGTAGCCTCAAAACGCACAGCGTCTTCGCTAGACGTAAAAACACGAATTAGTTGAGGTAATGCACCGTCTACTGCTTCAGCGACTTCCCCAGTAACTATTGATGACTTACCTTCTACCTCGTTGCCGTAAGGCTTACGTAGGTAAAAGTCCATAGAGGTGGCACGGTCTTCAACGGTTTCTGTTTCCAAGTAACCGATGGAGTTGTCAATCTCTGTGGAGATAATCGTCTTTAGTTCTAATTCATCCATATTTACACCTTCATTATCCATTCAAATGGATTGGTAAAAATCATTTTGTTAAGTTTAAAGCTATTTAATTTTTGCGGTATTACTTGTATGTTGTTAAAGCAATGTAACCCACATGCTTGTTTTGCTTGTAGCGGTATTAAATGGTCAACTTGCCATTTTATCTTTGTAATACGTTCTCTTATGCCGCTTAAATGGAATGCCTCAGCTAAAACAAATTCATCAAACTCATTAAACCATGATGGTATAGCATTTAATTTTAACGCACGTCTTTTTTGCTCGTGCATGGCATTTTTATCTTTATTATTTAATTTCCATTGTTTTGTATATTCTCTTGATTGCTTTCTATTATCATCACGCCAATTTTTTGTTGCCTCAATTAACTTATCTTTATTTTTTTGATAATATGTTTTTCTATATGATGAATTAATTATTTTATTAATTTTGTCATTTCTAGCAGTTTTACACACTATACACATGCAATTGCCATTTATAGCACGTTTAGCAATTAAATTATTTTTACATGGATTGCCAGTAAAGTAATACTTTAACTTTAATGTTATTGCATCTTTTCGTTTAATAACATCCATTAAACAACCCATTTAGTATTTACGTTAAGTGGCTGAGTCCATGACGAATCAGGTTCGTTTAAGCCTACTGCTAAATATCTGAAAGCATCTGACCCGTGTGACGCAAAATCGTGTAATGGTGTGTCAAAGAACACGTTACGCTTTTCATCATACACTCGTCTATAGTTTCTTAGACAGTCAATGCCTTGCTTTGTTGTTTCTTTATTAAACCAGCATCTAGGTAATAAACGCCTAACTGATTGTATCCCATCTGCTACTGATAGTTTAGGCGCAATGATTATCTCTAATCCTGACTCCATCAACATCTCTTTGCGTGACCTGCCTGTTCCTAGTTCTCTTACTTCTACGTCATGCGGTAATATGTGTGTGGCCTTATCCCACTTGTTATCACGTAGCCAGTTCACATACCACTCTAACGATTGACTGTGGTTCTCTACATAGTCCACTAGCCTTACTTCTTTACCTACTGTTTGGCAGACCCAAATAGATGTGCTATCAGACATACCCAAATCCCATGCGGTGAATGTCTTACTTAAATCATCTCTAGGCACTATGCCAACACGATTAGATTCCTCTGCCTCGTTCATTAGCTTGCCGTAGTAACTGCCTTCTACCGGTGAATCAAAGCTACACTCAAACTCTTGTATGTACTTGTCTTCGCCCATCTCGTTCTTGGCTGATGCTAACTCTTGTGCATCTAGTAAACCTGTTTGGCTTGCCTTGAACTCTAGCAGCTTCCAACCTTCTGCTGTTTCTGCCCTATCTCTAAACTCTTTAAAATGGTTGTTGCCTTTTGGTGTGCCTATAAATAAGCAGTAACCTTTTCTATCCGCTAAAGCTGGCCTGATAATCTCATTCCATATCTTTGGGTTTTGGTCACCAATCTCGTCTAGTACCACACCATCAAAATACTGGCCTCGTAAGCTGTCACCATTCTCACTACCATACAGGCTAATACGTCTGCCCATAAAGTCTACTCGTAACTCAGCGATGTTTACTGTTGCACCTAATGGTCTTGTGAACTCTACTAGGTAATCAAACGCTACTCGCTTGGCTTGGCTATATGTCGGTGCTATGTAAGCATAACGAGGATTAGCCTGTGTATTCTTTAACGCACTATGTATAAGCTGGTTAATAGCTGCTACCGTCTTACCCATCCTACGATGTGCTACGCATACTACAAACCGATTATCTCTTACTGCCCTGTGTATCTGATTCTGTGGGTCACGTGGTTCGTAAGCAAGTTTAATCGTGGTCATTGATACCTGTTACTATATTAATGACTAAGTCCTTGCCTTCAGCACCGCTTAACTCTGTTTGTATCGGCAATATCTTTGCGTAAATGTTATAGAAGTTATTGGGATTATCTACTGCCCACACTTTCATGTGTTCAACACCACCAATTCCTTCAAATACTGCGATTACATTATCTTTAACTGTAGCTGATATTTTGTTAGGTGTTCCTGGCTTTCTACCAGAACCTTCACGCTTACCGCCACGATTTGATATTTCGTCTACTTTTTCAAACTCTGTCATGTTTATGTGACTCCATAATGGGTGGTCACCCTGTTGTTGTTAATTGTTTAATAAACTTTCAAATTCTGGATTCATATAAAATTCTCCAGATGGTGACGGATAATGTGATTCTCTTAAATCAAATACCTCTGACAAGAAATTACCTTTGTCACCACGACCTTTGCTATATCCTAAAATTGCATCATACCCTTTTTTTCTAGCTTCATTAGCTATAACTGCTTCTTGTAATGCGTATCTTAGTTGATTCCCTTGTTTTGAATTTTGAACAATATTCCAAGCATTATCAGCAATTTCAGGAGCATATCTTTGTAAAAAGTCATATGCCACTTCTTCTCTCATTTTATATGGTGCAGACGCAGCATTTCGCACAGATTTTTGAAATTCATTAAATTTATCTTTTCCTAAAAGCTGTTTATATGCTTCTTCAGGGGCTTTTCCACCTGTAGCACCTTTAACAAATAATGGATTTTTGTAAATAGTTTCGCCTTGAATTAAATCCGCACCACCATAAGGATTTCCTGACGATAATGTTCCTTTATTTTTATAATGTTTAACATTTGCTGAACCTTCTGGTAAATAAAATACACCTGTTCTAACAGATTCTGATAGTTCTTGTTCAGGCTTTTGATACCGTACAAGACTCATATTTAATCCTTCTGGTGTTATGCTGGTATTTGGTGTTCCTTTAACAGCATTTAAAAACTCATCAGATTTTGGTAATGTTACTGGCATATTAATTGATTTTGCAACATCCTTAGAAATAATACCACCCATAGCAGGTACAAATGGCAATAATCCTAAACTGTTTAATGCTGCGCTACCATAATTGCCTTTAGAAAAATCTTGTGCTGCTAGTAATCCTGATGCTACATCGCCTACTGGGTTTGGTACTGCTGCTGCTACATCTAGTAAACTTGGGTCTTGTGGTGCTTGTAATTGAAATCTCTGTTTATCGGACAGCTTTTTATCCCACCAATTGGTAGATGGGGTCATTACCTTATTTACGTAATCTTTCCATGCCATAAATATCTACCAATGCCTTATAGCATTTAATATGAGAGTGATGTTAGCTATTACAGCTAATAGTATTATTGCCCAATGGTCGTTCATTTGCTTAGTATTTCTTAGGTGGCTTCTTGCCTTTAGATTTGCACGCCATTATTTCTTACCTTTGGAGTATTTAACCATAGCTGTATCAATCATCTTGTCTGTGCTGTTTTGCTTTGTTGGAGTTGGTGTGCGTGATTTGCCACCTGACCATAGCTTGTCTATCTTTTCAGCAATCTTATTCATGTCACGCATAATTAATCCTCCATCTCAAATTCTTTGGCTTCCCATACAGAACATAGACGGGAGTTATGGCAAATAAATTCCAACTTGTTACACCATCCACGTTGGGCTTGACCATCGTATAGGTCGTATTTGTTTAATGGGATTTCTTCCATCATCTCAAGCATTGATGGTGTGTTTTCGTAGTAACTGCAATTGCCGCAGCGTTGACGTTTAGCTTCGTCTGGAGTGATTCTGAATGCCTTGGCCATCTTTGACCAGTATTCTTTGTTAGGTAAGTCTGGGTTTAATGGCCCAAGAGAATAGTTTTTAATGGCATTTTCTGTATTTGCGTCGTTCTCTTTAACAGATACGATACCTTCTTTAATGTCCAATAAGCCCATAACTATCCTTAAAAAAGTAGGAGGTTCTCGCAACTAGACTACCTCGGAGTCTACCCTATCACGTCTGAGGGGCAATGATTGCTTTCTAGCGATGTA